AGAAGTGACAGGCGTGACGTTTGTAGACGAGGATGTTAGCGTAGCGGCACCATTGAAAGGAAAGATGGCAGTCTGGTTCTGAGTATTACAGACTACCTTATACACCACAACAAAAGTGGTTAGCGTTCCAGGCAGAGGTGAGGGTTGCGTTATGAAAGTAGATGTGGCTGTTCCAGACAACGGGAACACAGATGTGAATGCAGTACCTTCTGCTTGAATTTCCACCATGTATGTTCCGGGAGTACTGAAAGTCAGGGTTGAACCTGACGCCGTGCACAACACCGACCCTGTGGAGGTCGGGGTTGTGCCAAAGACGGAGGTAGGGCTCGGCGACACACCAACAATATGCTGGGTGGCTGAGCCAGAAGCTGTAGCAATTTCCGGCTTGAAAAGAGAGATGTCGTACGTGACCCATAACTCACCGATAACTGTCCCGGCGCTAGAGGGCAAGCCCTGCGTAGCGACCTGGAAGTTACCGAGGTCATAAAATCGATCGTCCGACGTCCCAGAGCCGGCGGTGGAATCCCGAACATAATACAGTTTATTCGCAGTCAGCGCTGGGTCGCACTCGATCGCATGGTATTGCGAAAGAGACGGCTTTGCACTAACGGAATATTGCGCGTTTTCCATGGCTAATTTACTAGAGAACGTGGAATCAATCACGTCATAGTTTGTGCCAAGAATGACGGCGCCAAGAGCACCTCCAGCAGTGATATCCGAACTTAAAGAACGGAATTCGAAGACAAGTCCATTAAACCTGTACTGCTGGTAGGATGCTGCAATTGGCGCCAACCATGGAAATAGCGAGTTATTACCTGCGTTAATTTTCTGAGACTCCAAAGAGAAGGCCGTAGGGGTGGCAGGGACAATGATGTCGCGGATATATTCGCGATGGGTTACTCGGGTTTCATGACCCAAATTACCGAAAGCAGGTAGCGGAGCCCCTTCTGGGATCGCCATACCCTGCTTCATCAAAGTATTAGACTGCACACTATAGTCGCCAAAGCCCACAAGCTTGGCGATACGACCTCCCAAATAGCTGCCAGCAGCACCACCCATGAGTGGCGCGCCCGGAATGCCCGAAGACACTCCGAGTGCGCCACCAAGTGAGCCGCCCATGTTTGCGAAGGAACCTTTCGGAACCAACTTTGACATGAACGGCACCACTTTGTCAGAGTAGTAACCACCTTGTCCATGCATCTGCGCAATCTGCGCGTTTGCTTGAGCTCGTTTAATCGCGTTCTTGCGAGTTTTCTTATTTTGATTAGTTGACATTTTACGAAAGTTGATCGTTGTTTTATTTTACCCCGCTCGGCCCCAATTAAGGGGCACAAGCACTCACACGGGGCGGTCGTGAACCCGCCGGCCGAAGCCGTGTGCCGTTGCCCGCCGACTTAGTAGTCGACGTCTGCCAGCTTGTCAAACACTATGTGCTCGATATAGCATGGCAAGGAGTTTATTTTTCCAAGCATTCCTTCCACTTCGTGGATCTCTTGCCTGGTGATTCCATATCTAGCAAACATGAAATCCATGGCCCCATCACGATCGAGGAGGAAGGGCTGAATAGCCGGCTTCCAACCTTCTTCGAGTCTCCGCAGGGCCCTTCGGGGTGCGGTGCCATTGCGCTTCAAACATGCCAAGAACGCCCCAACGATCGGATAATCGATGGGAACGGCCCCGTATGAGGAAGCAAGCGCATAGGCGCAGATTTTGGCGGCGCTTTGAGCATCCTGCCTAATCTTCCGTCCGCCCCGGCGGACAACAGTTATCTCGACCGGGTCAGAAATGACCTTGCCAAGTTTAATCGTCAGAGACGGCAAAGGTAACCAATGCCACTCAGACGACAGGGAGAGGTGCCAGCTCCCCTTCAGAAAAGTCATGTCTCTCGGATTCTCATGGCCTACAAATTTGACACCAAATCCCAACTCGTTCCCAGCTTGCACCGGGTCAAGTCGTCGTGTTTCCATCTGCAAGCGCCAGTATATCCAGAACGCCGCTGTGCTCATCGAATTGAAGACGGTCGTGGTTGTGATACCCGTGGGCATCTGCGTGCCGCACGTACCTTTCACGAATAATCGCCCCTTCCTAGCAAAATAACCACTAGAACAGCAGTCATATGCCATGCGGGTGAATTCCTCCGGGATTCCCATCTGCTTTTGAATGCGAAATTGAAATTCCTTCATCGGACCGTCGTCTTGCGTATGGTCAAAAGCCGACTGATCAGCCTCGCCAAACGCTGGCATCCCAAACCTTTCCTGACAATCTCCAAAACACACAGCCGAGTCATCACCGGACACAAAGATCGTAAAGACCGATGTGTCAAAGTGAGAGGACAAAGCTGACAGCTCCGCGCCGGTATATCCGCAAGCCATAACAACGGCAAACGGCACTCCATCGACAACGAAAACTGAACCGTCAAAACGGTTATGCATGATGTGATTGATCACTCGAGAATAGGGTGTCATCATCGCGTGCACTTCGGCGGGCAGGTTTTGTATCGCGCGTGGCTTCATCGTCTCAATGCCATACACGTCCTTCCGGGCGGTCAACGTCTCATTCCATTTGACGTTCACACTCTTGCCCTTCACTAGGATCCTACCCAACGTTAACTCTTCCAAGGCGTTTTTGAGTCGGGCTGCCTTGGGGCCCATCATTTTGTAACATTCTTCCATGGAAAACACACGCTCATCAACGGTGAATATATTCGCACTGGAAATCAAGTCAGCGAGCGCCGCCCAACGACGGTGCCTCTCAACCTTGCCGGGACATCCGACGAAGGGATCGTTGTGAAGTCTGCACAGTATGGCTACTAACAGATTTTTCTCCACATTCGCTGGCTGATGCAAGAGACGGTTGGTGGCCAAAATCGGGAACGTTCGATTCTTGCCGACACCATCTGAAAGCTTTTCAAGGGCTTCCTCGATACCACACGTTTGTCCATCGACAGACAGGCTGATCGTGCCACGAAAGTGGACAGGACCAGTTTCTGCAAGTGAGACATAGGAAGGAAGAGAAGTACCCGCGGGGATGGTTCCAACTCTCATTCCTGTGTTCACAAGCTGTCCGAGGACGTACGCACGCGCGAAATCGTCATATGCATCTGCTACTGGGGCCGGAGACGACACAAAGTTCCACCAAAGGTGAACACAAAGTGCGCCGACCGGACCCAAAAAGGAATTGTGCAATAGGCTCCTGGCCACATGCAAAACTCCCAGACCCAGCGCTCCCGCTGGGTCCGTTCTAGCTCTTACAAACGTTTCAGTCATCGCCACAAGCGCTCCAAGGAAAGGCGACATCGTCCACAAACCCTCTTCAAGGAATGCGGATAGATATCGGTAGCGAAATCCAAGGAGTGAGCCTGCTCGTATCACGGATGGGAGGTCACCAAGGTGTGCAGCCACATGATCGTTAAACCACGCGGGCAACCGCTGATGAATCCACTCGGCCAATGTCTCTGTGACCTGCCGGGATACGCGCTCATGTAGGGAGGAAAGTACGGCTTGCACCGCCCAGGCTCCAAAACCCGGAATTCCTACAAGAGCTAGACACAACAATAGCATGAACGTGGCAAGGAGTTTCCTCCAATACGACGCGGCAACTGGACGGTTGCCTGAACGAACTACGGACAGACGGTCTTCGTGCAATACTCCCGTGACCCGAAGATCATGGAGCAAGTCGATATTCCGCTTTCTTTCGTTGTACATCACGGCCATTAAAGTGCCGGAGATGACTTCTCGCGCACGGTCTGGAAACCTTTCAGCGATCGCCCGATATTGGGGATCATCTTCAAGGCGCCGTTGAACCGTGGCAAGGGCAGAATCCAAGATCTGCCCGTTTGCTTGCTTGAGGCCAAATTTCAAACCGAACTGCGAGACGGTCGGAGTGTGCACAACGAGTGTGCGCGTCTCCTTCCCATAACATGGATAATGACGTCCGAACAACACGAGCTTGCGATCAACAGAGATTTTCACCTCGTCGAAGCTGGGAGTCAGCGCTACCTGCGCTCCCAGTGGCTGTGCACCGTGTTTCGTAGCCGCGACGCGAACCAAATGGAACGGCCCAATCTTTTGCAACTGGGTGATGTCCACACCATCCTTGTTCCTCAAATCGAAGAGCCAGTTGGTGTCTGGATGGCTGGCGTACGCGGTGCCATTAGGCTCTGGCGAGCTAATGATCATGTTTTGTTTGTCTCGGTAGAACACCTGTTCAAACTTCTTCCCATCAATCACATCCGCTCCCATCATACCGGGAAAGGATCGATTTGCAATGTAGATATGGTGCGTCTTCGCATATCCACAAAGCCACAGACAAGTCTGTGGAGTGAAGGGACTGGTCGGAGTCGGGCCGTCATGATACACATCTTGTACCATTACGACGTCGTATGAATCGTCTCCTAAAGCTACCTTTGCGTCGCCCAGATTGCGCGCCTGATCCCCAGTGATAGGTACATCAGGCGCCATCGTATAGCGTATACTCAGCGCGATATTTGACGAAACGAGTCCAGCTTCCACAGGCGTTTTCCCGAAGGGCCCGAATTCGGGACTTATCTTGAGATTACGACCGGAGCCGAACCAATCCAACACAGTTAGAGTCTGTTTCCCGCGGCCTTCTGCCACAATGACCTTCAGAAATGCCTCGTCCCGGCAAATATGAGATACACTGTGATTATTGAAAGCTTTCTTGCACAGCCTATAGGCAATGCCGAACCGCTCGCAATATTCGATGGCCGCTTCGTCACACTCTGGGATCGAATGTTGATAGGCTTTCGCCCACTCACTCAAATCCCGGAACACGACAGGAACAGGACGGGGTGGTTTATCCCCTTTCTTTGGAATCGCCGGTATTGGCCGGGATTCCGCAGACGGGCCCTTCACGGGTCCGCTCGCATCGCTAGACGTGCTACCGCCTGCTTTGCTTTTCGCCTCCTTCTTGGGGAGGACAACCTTGGCAGAGATCTTGTCAGAGCCTTGGTCAGAGGTGGCCACAGAGGCTTTCGCCTTGCGCGCACCATCGTTGCGTTTGTTAACGCGTTGAGAATCCATATGTTGATAGAGTC